ATGCCTAGAATTAAAAAGAAAAAAGAATTTGGTTATTATATACAAGATTTTATTGACTATTGTACTTATAAAGATTTATCTGTAAAAACAATAAAAAGTTATTATCAAACATTAAAATTATTTGAAAAATATCTTGAAGAAGAAAAAGATATTATGAGTATAACTGATGTTAATAAAGAAATTGTAGAAGAGTATATAGCATTTACAAAGGATAGAGGTAAATATTCATATGTTGCTGATGAGAAGACACTAAATGTAACTTATCAAAACAATAGAAAGGATATTGGAAAAGAAATATCAGTAGCAACTTTAAATAATTATTTAAGAAATATAAAGGTATTTTTTAATTGGTGTGAAGAAAATTCTCTAATTAAATATAATACAGTTGCCGATGTAAAGTTTATTAAAGGAAAAAGAAAAATAAAAGATCAACTTACTGATGATGAGTATAAGAAAATAATAAAAGCTATAGATTTAACTAAATTCAATGAATACAGAGATTATATAGTAATCCAGTTAATTATGGATACAGGAATGAGATTAAGTGAATGTCTTAGTTTAACTATAGATGATATTGATGTTGTCAGAAAAACTGTCTTTTTAAGTGCAGAAGTAACTAAAGGTAAAAAAGATAGATATGTATTTTATAGTAATCACATGAGCATTTTATTGAATAGATGGATAAGGTATAAAGATTCTATACAACCCAATGATCTCTTATTTCCTACTCAAAGAACTAATGGATTAGTTACACCTTCTAATTTTGAAAGAAACTTTAGAGGATATTTAAAGAGGGCTAAGATAACTAAAAATATTACACCTCACACTTTAAGAAATAATTTTGGAAGAAGATTTTTACTTAATGGTGGAGATATATTTATGCTTAGTAAAATACTAGGACATTCTTCGGTAACGGTAACTGAAAAAGCATATTTAGATATAACTACAGAGGATATAAGAAAGTCTTATCAAAGATTTAGTCCGTTAGAAAATATGAGAAAGTAAAATAAAAAAAATAGCACCTATGCCAGTAGGTACTATCTAAAACTTAATATGTTTTATAAAACTTTGTCAACATCGTCCCATTTGGAGACTAGTTAATCCGATAAATTAATTATACTCCAAAAAAATAGAGTTTGGCAAGGATTTATTTCCTATTGCCTAAAATTGGTATAGGTTAGTAGTCCATGCACTAGAACTACTATAAATTACTCTAGTGGTTACATAGAGCCGATGCATAAAATCTATGGGGTTATATCTAATTACTCTACTTATAAGATATACTCCTGAAGCGAGTACAAATGGTCGCTATATAAATTATTTGGTGAGGGAACTGGTCAGAAATGACGGGATATAAGTCATGTTTCTTGTGTCGGGCAACAGTTGGCACATTGTAGTCTTATATACAAGTAGAGTGTTAAACGAGCGATACAATACGTATACAGTCGATTATAGAGTCCTAAGGTAGAATCTTAGGGCAAACTATATTCACTCACAACGTGTCCACGTGCCAGTCGATTATAATGCTTCGCTAATAAATTACAAGTATTTACTTAAAAGTTTTTATTAGATAAAATATAAGATAATAAGTAAATTAGATAAAGGATAAAGTGAGAATAATGAATTTAAAGGAAGAGCTTGAGAATTTAAAAAAAAGACATATTGAAGATGAATTGCAATATATCTGGGATTATAGTAAGAAAACTGGATTTGCACAATATATAACCGAAGAAAATAAAGAGTGGATAAAAAATAATGTAGTATATCATGGATTTGTAGTAGTTCAACAGGCAATAAAAAGAACTATGTATAAAAGAGATAAAAGTGAAAAAGAATATACCTTTGCAATGGTAATAAGAGAATTTAAACAACAGTTATATCTTTTAACAGTTGATAAAGACAAATTAGAAAGGATACAAGCTTATAGAGAAGGACAAAAATTATATCAAAAGCAATTGGAAGAATGGAAAGCGTTTGAAAAACAACAATTGGAAAAATTCTTGGATGTGGAAAAATTCAATAATTTTGAAGAAAGAGATAGAAGTGAAAGTAGTTCATATATGAGCTATGAAGAAATAGAATATCAATTACTTGGTTGGGATAAGTAAAATAATAGAGCCTAGCTAATAAAATAACTAGACTCATAAAAATGATTGACAAGAAAAATAGAGTAAACAAGAGATAATAAGAGATAAATTAATATATTTACATTATATAAGGTTTTATGTATAATTATGATTAAAAAAAGAAAGTAAAAGGAGTTTATTATGATACTTAGAAGCACAAATGATAAAAGGTATTTTTTGGAAGAAGAAATTACATTAATAGAATTTATAAATAGTGTAATAGAAAAAGATGAAGACAAGGAGTTAAAATATTACGGAGTACATCTGCTTGAAAATATAAGTACTAGAAATATGGTACTATACTATCAAAACGGAGAATTAAAATCACACCATACGACATTTTGTAAATTTGAATATAAAGATTATTTAAATAGTTTAATAGATAAAGGATATTTCTGCGATTATATAAAAGTGAAGCATATAAATTCTTTTGATAAAGACAATAATGAAAAAGAAAAGAAAATTAAATTACAACAAGTAGAAAAAGATTTAAGTGATAGTATAGAAGAAATGATAAAAGAAATGCAGATAGAATCTAACAGACGAGAAGTTAAGGAAAAGTTTAGATGGGATAGAAAAAATACTACTGAAAAAGATATTAAAGATGCTTTAAAAGTTGTTATAGAAGATTACGAAAAACTTAAAGATAATTATAGCAATTTAAATTTTTCATTTGAAAGAGAGGTAGAAATGAATAAAAAGTTGAATGAAAAGATTAAATGGTTAGAGTATAAATTAGATTTATTAACAAAAAGAACAGAACGTGCTAGAGAAATAAGAAGAAGGAGTCTTGGAGTAAAGGGGGAAAGTAGATTTAGAATATAGTGATAAATTTTTGAGAATATATTCTAATTATAATACGCATTATTAAAATAGAGCATGTAAATATTTTGCTGTAAATTAGATAAGCTAAAAATATTTATATGATCTATTTTAATTTATTTTTAAGTACAGTTATTATTTAGTAAATAAACTTTTTTTCATAACCTTCTTTAATTCCATTTGTTCATTGGTATTATCTTTTAAGTGTTTTTTTACTAATGTTGCTACTAAATTACTCACACTTCTATTTTCTTTTTTTGCAAGTTCTTTTAGCATCTCATTTTCATCTCTGCTAATAGTAACCATTATTCTTATGTTATCTTTATCTATAGCCATTAAAAACCTCCATGTTAAACATCTATAATATTATATTAATATAAAAAAGTGAATATAACAAGTAGAAAAATATAGAATAAATGTTGACAAGTGAATGCACTAGATGGTATCATATAAATGTGAAGTGCATGCACTTAGTTGTATAACGAATTTATTATTAAGTAATACAGCGTTAGTTGTTAAATTAACTTTAATGAGAAAAAGAGATAGTTAAATTTAAGGAGTGATTATAAAAATGAGTTATGATTTTTTAGATGTTTTATGTGAAATTGAAATGAGCGAGGATTGGAGTACAATATTTATTGTAAACAAAGATGAAGTAAAAGATTTTTGTAAGGAAGAAGCGTTCTTTTGGTTGCTTGATAATGAGGACAAGTTCAAGAATTGTACAATGGATAATGGGACTATGTATTGTATGTTTGATAATCAAATCAAGATTGATATTTGGTAATACATAAGATGCGCTATACAAAAATATAAATTCAAAAAAAATTAACAAAATACTTTACAATAGTATAAATAAGATGTAATCTATAGTTATGGATGATAAAACTGTAAAGTGAAGGTGAGTTAATTGAAACTATATGGACTTAAAAATGTTAGAAACATCTATGGATTTACTATGAGAGATTTGGCGCAAAGAATAGATGTTTCTGCTAATTTAATAAATCTTTGGGAAAGAGGTGACGTAGATGTTCCAGATTATAGAGTGGATAATTTATCAAACTATTTAGGCGTAGATAAAGAAATATTGTTTAAGGAAAAGCATAATACTAAAGATTTAATGCTTATTGAAATAGCTAGAGCTAATTTTAAAATTAAAGAGTATAAATCAGCTTTAGATAATGAAAGCATAAATGAGATAATTCATAAAGTAGCGGAAGTTGAATATAATGCTAATGAAACTGAGTTTTTCTTACAAGGAACCGAGTATTTATTAACTAAAATAGTTAATATGTATAGCTTACTAGATTTAGAGGAATTTGAAGAATTTAGCGATATTCTTGAAAGTTTAATTGATAATATATTAGAAGATAAAAATGAATGGGAAAAGTTTAAGATAATGTATTATTGTAAAACATTATCCGAAGACTTAGAAACATATGAAGATGATTATGGTGTTTTTTGCAGCAAAGAAGAAATTTTTGAAAAGCAAATACATGATGCATTAGACCAATTATATAAAATTAAGTTATATGAACAAGAAAAATATGAAGATGATGAATTTGAATAAGCATAAATAATTTATGCTTAATTATTTACAAAATCACTTTATAAAAATATAAATATGCATTTTAAAAATATAAAAATGACAATATACTTTATAAAAATATAAATAAAAAGGAGAGATGATTATGTTAACAATTTATGAAATGAATCCAGAAGGGTATGCTTATGATCCAATGAAGGATAGTGAAAAAGTTTTTAGAGGAAGTACTTTAGAAGAGATTTTAAAAGATGTAATGGAGTATTTTTCAAATGAGTATGAAGATGAACCTGAAACTGTAGACGTAATACTTAAACAAGCTAAAAAGGCTTATAGAGGAAAAGTTAATGAATATGTTTATTTCAATGGCAATGGAAGAATAGAAGATAACTATTTTCTTACATACGATAAAGCGTATGAGCATGAATCAACTACTTATATGGATTGTTGGTATGAAATGAATAAAATTAATTTAGTTGATAAATTTATAGAAAAACTTGAAAGTGTTGACTTAGAAGAAATGGTGATTGACTTTATAGTGAATAATTTTAACGGTTGCAGAAAATATAACCTTGAATTAATAGGATATGAAAGAGGAAGAAGTTTCTGGAGTACTATTGAAATTAATGATTATGATGTTAATGAGATATATGATGAATTAGCTGATAACTTCTTAGATCAGGTATACACAGGCGAACATCTATTTGGACAGTATGCTACATTTTACAATAACTTTATAGAGAAATTAGAAAAAATTATAGAGAGTAAAAAACATGAAATATATGAAGAGTTTTGTGTTAATTATTTAGAGGGCGATTACTTCTTTTGTTGTTTTGATGAAGATGTGCAAGAATATATTACCGATTTTACTGCTACTATAGAAGGAAAAGTAGATTGGGAAGATATGAAAGAATATGTTGAATAAGAAAGGAGTGTTTAAATGGCACAGGGAAAAAGAAAGGAGATCTATAAATATAAATGCTTTATAGATGCAGTAAAATTTAATGTTATTAAAGATTTAGAGGATAAGACATTAAGTAGAAATTCTATTATTAAAAAGTATAGACTAGCTGGTGAAATAGCTAATAGATTTAAATGGAGCAGGAAAGATAATGATACACCAGATAGACCTTTATTAACACATTTTAATCTTAACGCTACAGCATATAAAAAAGATGAGTGGGTAGAGATACCACAACATTATGTAGATATAACTAAAAAGATAATAGAGGGTAACTATGAAATTAGTAGTAGTGAAGTTATAAACAAAATTATAAGAGTATTAGAGGAAAAGGGAGAAGTGAATAGTATGAATATTAAAATGTCAGTAGATCTAGGAAATAACAATGTAAAGGTAGCAATTAATGGACAAGCATTTAGCTTTGTAAATAAAATAGAGCGTTGGGATAATGTAGAAACATTAGGGGACAATGAGTATATAAAAATGAACGATGATTTTAATTACTATATTATTTCTAACATAGATACTAAGTTCGAGAAGTCTTCTTCTAAGAAAGATAAGAATTTTATTCCAACCTTAAATTATTCTATTATTAAAGCATTAGTTGAAGCTGGCGTTTCAATAGAAGATAAAATAGAAGTAGATTTAGCTTTATTAACTCCAATTAATCAAGCAGGGGAGAAGAATGAATATATTGATAAGATTAAAAATAATAGCGATAACATAGTAGAGTGTAGAGTTAATGGCAAGGAATATATGGCAAACATTAAAATTAATAATGTAGTTCCAGTTTTAGAAGGATGTTCTAGTGCCTTTCTATTAGATAGTTTATCAACAATTAATACATTAATAGATGTAGGATCAAAAACAATCAATATAGCTAAAATAGTCAAAGGAAAATTTAGTACAATAGAATGTTTAGATGACTTAGGGAGCTTTAATTATTATCAATCTTTAGTAGCTAAAATAAATAACAGAGACATTACAGTTGATAATATTCAAGAAATGATAGAAGTTGGACTAGCTAATCACGATAAAGACATATTAAAGGCTTATTTAAAGAAAGTATTAGAAGAAAGTAATAAAGTAAGTAAATTCAATATAAGTAATAATGTTTACTTCACAGGAGGAACTGTTCAGTTATTCAAAGATAATGGCCTTAATTTTGAAAAAGGTAATATAAAGATAATGGAAAATAGTTGTTTTACGAACGTTTTAGGAGCATTAAAAGCAGTTGGAGGTGCTGAGTAAAGCATGGCAAATAAAAATGCAAAGAAAATAGCGATAACATTTAATAGGGATAATCCTAGAGAGTTGGCGATGTTAAATTATATAGAATCCAAGATCAGTATGAGCATATATATTAAGCAGCTAATAATTGACAAGATGGTATCAGAGGGGTATATGATAAGTACCTCAAACGTACCAGATACTAACATGGTACATACTAAAAGTATACCTAATACTAATCAGATAGGTAACAGATACGTATCTAATACACCTCAAATACCTACTATAGACATACAAGATACTAATCAGGTGAGTACTAAATATGTATCAGATGCACATGTAGAATGCATTGGAGATATACCTGATACCAATAAGATGCATATTGGAGATGTATCAAATACAGATGACTTTGATTTTGATAATCTTATAACAGAAGAAGAAGTTATAGAAAAAGAGGATAAAAAAATAGATTATACTAAATCTCTTATGGCGAGCATGAATAGTTTCATGAAATAAATTAATAAAATAAAAAAAGGAAATCACCATCAGATGTAGAATATATATTAAGTGGAGTTTATATAAAAAGAATACACAAAAAAGTGGGAGAATTTTTATCTCTCACTAAGTCTTAAATTGGCTTATTTACTATGTTTATAGATGTTTTTCTAAAAAGACATAATAGTATAGGATATTGGCGTATCTTATGCTATTGACACTAAATCTTATATGATTTTAATTCACTATAATAAAAATATCATATTAAATATCTAGTGTCAACATTAATTTTCAAAGGAGTGAGTCAAATGTATTTTATTTATTCTAGAAGAATAGCGAATATCCTTGTAAGGATGGGAAATGAACTTATAGGAACTAGACCAAATTATAAAAAACAAGGATTTCAAATATTTGTATTTAAGAAAACAGATAAGCTTATTTCTGATTTAACAATAATAAGCCAATAATTTTCAAAAATAATTTTCAAAAGGAGAGATTAATAAAAATGATACAAAAATATTTAAATGGTATAAAAATTAATTCAATTGAAGGTGCAAAAATTCTAAAAGCTAATGGTGAAGTTCCCAAAATATCTGGACAAGCAGTATTTAGCTATTCAATGCTTTTAAATAAATTAATTGAGCAACAAGGTGAAAAAAAGTTAATAACACAAAGCAAAATAGGATTTAGTACAAGAGATATTATAAATATAAAATTTACATATGGATTAAAGTCTAATGAGATAAAAGAGCTTAATTATGAATGGTTAAATAAATTGGCGGAAGAAAATACAAAAAATAATTTAGAAAAATTAAAAGAAAAGAAACTTAAAGAAATAGAAAATAAAGATTTTATAGAGAATGAAGAGAACGTAGAAGAATATAGAAATGCTTTAAGAGAAAAAGCAAATAAAAAATACAGAGAAAGAATTAATGAAATAGATGAGATAGCTAAAAGAAAAAGCATTGAAGGAAAAAGTTATGATTCAGATAAATATAAAACATCTGCAAAAGAAAAATTATATAAGCAGCTTAATGAAATAGAAGTTAAAAAGAAGTTTAATAAAGAATTAAGTATAGCTAAAGTAAAGAATATGAAGGCAAATGATATAGATAATTTAAGTGCTGAAGTAATAAGAGAATATCTATATAAAAATGGATTTACAATTAATTATCCAGTATTTAAGAAGAACAAAGAAACAAAAGAATATGAGGAAATTGGAAAAGAAACAATTAAATATAAATTTTGGTTCAGATCATCTGCAAAGGCTCGTATTGGTGAAGTGCTTTTTATAAATGAAAAATACTATGATGAAATTGTAAAGTGGCAAATGATGAATATAGAAATGGAATTAAACAAACCTTGCAAATTAGTTGAAATGATGGCTTATATGAGTCTTACAGCTAGTTCTATAGAAGGAAGTGTAATTATTAAGCCTGATGAAATATTGGTTATAAATGACTTAGAATCAAGTATAGAAAAAGATGTATTGGATGTTGTTGTAGAAAATAAAAAATGTAAAGTTATAGAAGGTAGGAAATCAGTTAAAAATGTATTGTTCGATGGACAAGCATTATTAGATAATTCTTTATTTACAGATAATGCTGGAATGAAATTATTAAGACATCATATGTTCAAGGCTTGTGGATTCCGAACTTACATAAGTAAATTTTATAAAGATTACTGTAAAGAAAATGGTTTAAATTATGATACATATACAGTAAAAGATAGATATGGGAATGACATAAGAGTAAAAGATATAAAATTAATAACAACAGAAAACGCTATGAAATGGGAAAAGTTTTTAGGAGCAACTAAAGAAGGTTTCGATAAATGGAAGGCAGCAGTAGAAAATGATGGATGTGAATTTGGAGTTGTAAAGAGAGACCATGAAAGTAAAATAAAAGACTTCCAATGGATTAGTTACCAAATGTTAAATGCACTCATGATTAATAAAGAAGAAACTAGATTTTTATTTAATAATACTTCAAATTTTATAAATGGCATGAAAAAGGATAATAGCAAATATATAAACTACTTAAAGATAACAGAAAGTGAAGTAAATGAAAATTCCATGATATTAGATTTAATAGAGTTGAATAGAGATTTTATTTACAGCGATATGTTTAGAAAGCAAAAGACTAATACATTAAAAAAGTTAAAAAATGAATTAAAAGAAGGAAGAATTCTAGTTTGTGGAGATAATCTTACAGTTGTTGCCAATCCATATTTGATGTTAGAAGCTTCGGTAGGCAATAGAGAGCTTGTGGATGAAAGTTTATCAATAAGTGAAAATAATGAATATATATCTGTTTATACAAGTAAATTTAAAGATGGGGAAATGTTAGCAGGATTTAGAAACCCTTTTAATAGCCCTAATAATTTAAGCTACTTTAAAAATGAGACCAAGGATAGTTTAATAAATAAATATTTTAATTTTAGTGATAACATTATTGCTATTAATCTTATAAAAACAGATGCACAAGATCGAAATAATGGAATGGATCAAGATTCTGATTTCATGTTGGTAACAAACGATTTAATGATTGTACATAAAGCTAAAAAAATATATATAAAATATCCTACAATAGTAAACTCTATACCAAAGTCTAATAAAGAATACATAAATAATTCAGAATCTAAAGCTGAAATAGATAATTTATTAGCTAAAGCTAAATCTGATATTGGAGTGTCTTCTAATCTAGCACAAATAGCATTGAGTCATTATTCTGATAGTAAGGAGAAAAAAATTAGAGATACTGTTGTAATCATGTCGGTTTTAGCGCAGGTATCAATAGACAATGCCAAGAGACAGTATGAAGTTGACGTAGAAAAAGAATGTAATAGATTGAGAATAGAAGGAGCAAAGCCACTTTTCTTTAAATATACTCAGGGTGATGATATTGAAAAATATATGGATGCTGATGAAAAGAGATCTTATAAAGGGATGGACAGAGAAGCTAAGACTGCATTTTTAGAGAAGAAGAAAAGGGAAGTAGATAAGGAAAAGGAAATAAAGTCTACTGAATTAAAAGAAAAATATAAAAAAATTATAAATAGAGATACAGAAATAGAGAAAATAAAAGATATAGAAATACCAAATTTTGAAGAATTTAATGATTTTATAGAAAGTAGAAGAAAATTCTTACAAAAAAATAAAAAAGTTATAGATAAAATAATTTCGGCAAAAGCTAAAATGGAATCGGAATATAAATTTAACTACGAGCTAAAATGTCCTATGAATTTTCTACAATACATAATTGAAGAAGAATTAATAAATGCAAATAGAGGAAAAGGTGAAATTAAAATAGATACCTTAGAATTTGTTAAAAAAGTAGAAGGAAAAGCAAAGACTAAACAAATGGACAAGATAGAAGAATTAGTTCAAGAATGGGATAAACAGGTTAAAGTCAACAAAGAAGAATTATCAAAGCTAAAAGATAAAGAAGAAATTAATGAGATTAAAAAAAGACAAAATATAGAAGAGTTAGAAATGTTAGAAAACATAAATTTAAATTTAAGTAAGATGAAATTATCTGATAAAACCATGCAAATGTTAATTAAAAACGCATTATCTGATAAAGATAAAAAATCATCTACTAGCTATATAATGTTAAAGATATTTAAAGTTTTACACAAGAACTTTAGAAATCAATTTTTAAAAATGTTTAAAGAAGAAATAGCATAGTTGGGGTTAATCCCTTCTATGCTTATAACATAAAACATGGATTTTATTTAAACAGAAAGGTGGAATTATAATGAACAAAAACAGTAAATATTACATAATTAAAGATGAAGATATAGCGATAACAATAGAAACATTGACAGGGCAGCATCCTTATGCCTATGAAAATAAATACGAAAAAGGTAAGTATGTTTATAGTTTTATTAATGATGAAAAATTTAAAGAAATATTTAAATTAGTTATGGAATTATTACATAAAAATGGTAGATAGAAAGGAGAATAAACCCGATGAATAGAGATATATTTGAAGAAGAGTTAAAAGAATTAGATAAAAATATAAGATTAGGGTATAACGCTTTTAGATTTAAAGTATTTCCCTTTGAAGCATCCGCAGGTAAAACTAGACAAACTATAGCTAGTGCGATAAAGACGGAAAGAGAAATGTTAATTGTAACTAAGTTTAAAACGGAGGTTGATAGAATTGTAACAGAAATAAATAAAGGTGCTGGATTTGCTAAAGCATGTGGAATTGTTTCAGATGTTGAATTAGTACAAAATAATCAATATTTAGTTTTAAGTGCTAGAGAAATTGAGTTTTTCCAATATGGGGTAATAGTAATAACTCATAGTCAATATTATAAGTTATGCAAAGGGGAAAATGATTACTTAGAAGGGCTGGTTAGACATTTTGAAACATTATTAATAGATGAGGAGTTTAATCCTATTAAAAATAATCTTTATACATTTACATTAAAGAGAAATGAAGAGATGAAAGAATTATTTACCAGCTTTGGCTTAGGTGAAAATATTAAAGAATTAACAAATATATTAGAAAATCAATTCTCCCAAAAAGAGTATAAGTCTAGCAATCAGCTACATTGGATTAAACTGAATGAAGATTCTACATATATAAAAAATAAATGTGAAATACTTAGAAATCTAATTAATAAAGATAATGAGAACATAAGTGTTAAATTAATAGATTACAAAAATAATACAAATAAATCTTGTTGCATAAGTGATATAACAGATTATATAGATTTAATAGAGAAAATTATAGTTAATTCTCTTGAAGGATATTCTTTAATAGATGTTAATGAAAAGGTAATAGCAACATATGATTATGATTTTCAATTTTTTAAGCTAAAGAATAACATAATGTTAGATGCTTCGGCTAGCTTTTCTGAATTATATAAAACGGATAAATTTGAAGTAGTTCCAACTAAAAGAAAGATAGATCATAGTAAATGTAAATTAACAGTTGTAAATATAAAGACTACTACATCTGCAAAAAGTAAAATAAACCACCTATTTAGACCTAGATTTAAAAATTATGTTGTTAAAGCATTAGGGGATAGCGAAAGTGGATTAATTGTAACTAAAAAAGATGAAGCTGAATATTTAGAATATATAAATTTTGTTGATTTTGATAAAGAGGTTAAAGATGAAATTGAAATGTTAAATAGTGATTTATTTAATAATATTGAATACGAGGAGAGAATATCTTTTTGTAACTATGAAAATCAAAGAGGACGTAATGACTATGCAGATTATAAGCATTGCTTTTTGGCGCATACATATAGACAACCTAGATTTTATTATGTGTTCTTATATAGATACTTCTTTAATGTTAAAGCCACAGAAGAAGAAATGCAAACAATAAATAAAAAAGGTGAAAATGGATTAACATATTGGGGATTTCACAACTGCGAGAGATTACAACAGCTGATGATTACAGACATGCTATCTTGTCAATACCAATCTCTAAAGAGGGTTGCAAGAAATAGAGAACCAGAAGCGCATTATCATATTTTCGCTAATGATGTAATTTTAATTGAATTACTGCTAAAAGAATTGAATGGTTTTAATATGAAAAATTTTAACGTTATACAGGAGGTAGAATTCTTGGGGGAAAGAGTTTCTAAGCGTTCTAAGAAGGATATATTAAAAGATTATATAGAAGAACGATTAGCACAAGGTAAGTGGCAAAGAGTAAAAAGTTCTGATTTAAAAAAGTCTTTAGGAATATCCGATAAAACTTGGAGAGAAATTTGGAAAGATGAAGATTTTTTAGCTTTCTGTAAAGGGAAAAGAATAAAAGAAGGTAAACCGAAAGGGCAAAAAGTTAATTCTGTTTATAAATATTAGACCTTTAAATACCTCTCAGCCTAGTTATATCAATGGTTGTGGGGTTTTGAAGCGGTAAAAGTCTACTTAAGTAATTTTATTTATAGGAACAATTCCCTATATTTTAGAAAAGTCGTATCGTTCAAAGCTAGTAATATCAAGGCTTTACAGAGTTTTTAAGGGGTTAAAAAGGTATTTTTGCACCATAAAAAAGCCCTCGAAGTGGCTCTGCGTCTAGATTTTCACGATATCACTTTAGGATTATAAGTTATATGTTACAGCAGGTTAAGATAAATGTCAAGAGATTTTACTGATTAAGATACATATTTTCCCCCTAGATAGGGGGAGTGAAAAACATAAGCGAGGTACGAGCTATGTTTTGAACTAAAGGGGGGTTGATTGTGGGGAAAGTCATTCTGGCGAATGACTTCTTTTATCCCCACACCCCTAAAACAAGAATAAGAATAGAAAGGAAGAATAAGAATATGGAATTAAGAAATTATCAAGTGGAATGTTTAAATAAAATAAATGAATTACAAGAAGGTGCCAAAAACATAATAGAAATTGCTACAGGTGGAGGAAAGACTGTAATATTCTCTAAGTTGATAGCAGAAACTAAAGGTCGTTGCATAGTGGTGATAGACCAAGAAGAATTGCTCCAACAAAGCGTTAGTAAACTTATTGCAGTAGGAGTAAATGGAGAAGATATAGGACGTGTAAAAGGTGTTCTTGATGAAGTAAATAAACAATACCTAGTTGCAACTAGACAATCATTAACTCATCCTAAAAGCAATAGAATGGAAAGGATATTAGAGAATGGAGAAATAGAATATTTAATTATAGATGAATGTCATTTAGCACTAGAGCAACAGAAAAAGATAATTGATGGAATTGGGGCTAAATATGTATTGGGATTTTCTGCAACGCCTTATGCAACAGGAATAGAAAAAGTATATGAGGATATTTTATTTAAGAAGGATATATTAAGTCTTGTGAAAGAAGGATATTTAGTAAGTCCTAGAGCGTTAGTATGTGAAAGTAATGTAAGTTTAGATGGTATCAGTATGACTCTAGGAGACTTTAATCAGAAGGAGCTTAATGAAAGAATAGATATTGAAGATAGAAATAAATTTATAGTCCACAAATGGATTGAAAATGCTAGCGAAAGAATGGCTACTATTGTATTTTGCTCTAGTATAGAAAATGCTAATAATGTTAGAGATGAATTTAAAAAGGCAGGAGTAAGTTGTGAATCAGTTGACTCTACATTAGATAGTAAAGAAAGAGAATGTATATTAAAAAGATTTGAAAATGGAGAAATAAAAGTCTTATGCAATGTAAACATCTTAACTAAAGGGGTGGATATTACTAGAGTGGATTGTATTGTAGAAGCTACTCCAACTCGAAGTTTAATGAAGTATATCCAACAAGTTGGAAGGGGATTAAGACTTCATGAGGGTAAAAAAGATGCCTTAATCCTTGATATAACAGATAATTGCAAAAGACATTCACTAATAAATTGTAATACTGCATTTGGATTAAATGATGGTGAAGATATTAATGATATGGAAGAAAGAATCGAGCGTGAAGTTGAGGAGGAAAGATTAGAAAGAGAAAGACGTGCTGAGGAAGAAAAGCAACGTAAACTAAAAGAAGAAGAGTTAATTATGCGTGAGATTGATTTATTTAACCAAAATATCTTCAATATAAGATCTAACTCAAGTATGGATTGGTATTTTAATAAAATTAATAATGCAGATGTTGCAATATTAAAAGTTGCTAATGATACAGAATTTTACATAGTAAGTAACAATGATACATATAGAAGTTATAAAAGAGTTCAAGGAGAAGGTTATACATATACATTAGATATTATAAGTGAGAGTAATTCCTTAAAGGAGCTACAAGAAGAAGTAGAATCTTTAGCAAATGAAATAGAAAAGAGTGGGATTTATACAATACCTAATTTAAAGTGGAAGAAGAACGAAGATATAACAGAAAAACAAAAGCAAAGTTGTAAGGGTAAAAATGTTAAGACTATTTGGGATGTTACTAAATATTTTAGTAAAAGAAATTGCTGGTTTACATTAAAAGATTTGATATAATTATCAATATTGAAATAAAATGAGAAATTATGTATAATATTGTATATAAAAGGGAGGTGAGTGGTGATGAAAGAAATTACAATAAAGGCAATAGACGGAATAATATATAGGGGTACACTTGTATCTACATCCGCTGAAGATTATGGCGTTGAAGACGTTTATGCAGATGGAAAACAATTATTTGGGTATAAAAGAATTTACTTTAAAAAATCTAATATTGTTTGGTATAGTGAAAAATAAAAATAATTTTAAATTTGACTAGGATGAAATATTCCTAGTCTTTTTATATTTAAAAAGTGGGAGAATTTTTTAGTGTAAAAGTTGTTTAAATGTAGTAAACAAGCCATTTTGGGGTTGTTTTCTAAAAAGAATAGGTAGAGAGAAAGATGAATTATTTAGTATCTCTAACTGCTATTGGCGATGCAGTATAATATATGCGACCTAAAAGCTTTTAGCAGAAGACGGAGTGATCCGTTTTCTTTTAAGAAAAGTTTTGATATTTACCCAATCTTATTATACTAGTAAAGAGAGGGTGATGTCAAGTGCAAAATTTCATAACTTAAAAGCACTTTAAAAAATAAGAGTTGTATAGTTTGTAAATTTTTTAAACATTATTAACTAGTTGCAAGTCTAGGGCATTCCTTGCCGATTCCTCCAGAATTAAAAAACTTGCTGAGATTAAAGGTACAAAGTATCTGCTCGTAAGAGTTTAATCTTTAAGCGTTACCGATAACAACGCAATATAAAAAAGGCGGACTTCTAATTTTACTATGCTGGTTAGAGTTTAATATAACTCTTGCTAGTTTATTCAAAGGGGGCTTTTTAGCCTCCTACTCCTAAAAAAGGTAGATTCTAATACGTAGCTAATTCTTGTCCCATTTAACACTCCTTTCTATTCCTTTAATTTTTATAGCTACGTGTTAGAATGTGTCTTTTTAAGGCGCTCTCCTACAAAGTGAAGGCAGGAGCCAATAAAATTATCATTATAGCATCGTCAAAAAAATGGCGGTGCTTTCTTAATGCAGCTATTAGAGGTCATAAGCCCTTATGAGAAATGCAGAATGGGAATAAAAAAATAAAGGAGAAGTGACTAGAATGGAAAATATTTATAAAGTTGTTGGATTTATAACGATTTGGGGTGGTGCAGGTGTATTGATAGGAACATTTGCAGGTGCATTAGAGCAAGCGTTAAAAGAAAGAAAAAAAAGCTAAATTAGCTAAGAAAATAGGAATTGAAAGATAGAAGGGAATTGATGAAGATGAATAAAAAAGAAGAAAAATTGTGTAGATTTTTAGTAACAAATAAGATAATTGATGAGGATTTAACATTAGATTTTGATGAAGGAATACTTATATATAAGAATTTTGAATGGGATTTAAATAGCAAATATACAGAGGTAGAAGTTAATGAATATGAGGAAGAATATGAAGAGTTATTAGTAGAAGATTGTGATGGATATAAATTAAAAATTTATTGGGATGGTACTATAGAGGTTGAAACTCCAGGTGATGAAACAGAATTAGAAGAACTAAGAAGAGAAAATTCTGAACTTTTATATAAAATAGAGATGTTAGAGAAGGCAAATAAGGATTTAGCTAATATAATAAAAAATAAAAGTGAAACAGATATAGCTGAAAAAGATGATGTTATAAAAAGATTTCTAAAATCTTATTCTATAGGAGATTTAGATGAAGCAATAGAACATTTTAAATCTATACAGGATTATGCAAAATTATGTAATAAAGTCTATTTAAATACAATGTTAACAGGAGTACGTTAATTCGTACTTCTTTTTTATTTGGAGAAAGTGGGGTAAAGTATGGGAGTAAAAGAAATATTAGAAGAAATTAATAAAGTTGTAGAAAATTTGAATTATAAAAATTCGATTAAGTTTATAGAAGAGTTAGAAAGATTGGAAAAAGAGAGGTGATAAAGATGAGTAGTATATATAAAACTTCTAGTAATAATTGTGCAGCCTTCTTACTTTATTTTGGATATGCTTTTACCCTAGAAGAAGATTTAAATAACAAGGTGTATTTTAAATTCGATGCAACAGAGGCAGGATTTTTCGATTCTTTACAAGATTTTAAGGATGCATGTAAAGATAGAAGAAGTGTTTATGTGGATTATGCTAGATTAATATATTTACAGGATTTTATAAGGAAAAGTGTTAGGATTTATAAAGAAAATAAGAAAGGCGATGAAGTTAATGAGAGATAGATTATCTTATGAAGAATTAAGAGCTAAAACTATATTAGATAATGTTGATGCTAAATGGTATCAAGTTTTTGATAAAAAAGTAGCAGAGGAGCTAATTAAATTAAATAAATATATGTATTTTATAGAAGAAGTACAACACTATAAAACTAAGAAATTAAGTAAATGTTGGCACTTTGAGTTTGATAAAAATATTTTTGATGATGTTAAAGTTATTAAAAATAAATTGTATAAGAAACGAGTTGATAGATAGTGATTAATACATATAAAAATAAAAATAGTATCATTTATAATGGAAGAAATTTAAGTCAACTGTATGACTTATACGTAGTAGATGAAGATATAGAATTAGAAAGTGGTTTAGGAGTTACACAATCTGTTAATCAGAGTAATGGAGCTTTAATTAATTTAGAAAAGGAGAATTTTACATTTAGTCTAAAGTTTATTAGAAAGATCAATAGAAAAGTGGCTTCTTTAGATGGAATATATCTAGGAAGACCTTTTATGGAAGAAGTAACAAGAGTCTTTTATAATACTTCAAAAGACGGCATTAATATATTAGAGATAGGAGGAAAGGCATATTATGTTAGTCCAACGAGTGGAAGTTTAAAAAGATATAGTAGAAGTGTATCAGAATTTACTATCGAGTTCGAGAGCCTTAGTCCTTATTGCTATAGTCCAATAATGATTAACAGTATTAGAGTTTTATCCGATAATAGTCCTAAAGAGATAAGCATAACTAATAGAGGAAACGATACATATTTAGAGTTAGAAGTTGAATGTGTTAGTCCAGGCACATTAACACTTAACAATAATGGAGAGGAATTAGTTATTAATGCTAATGCAGGAGATGTTATAAAAGTTGATGGAGATACAGCAGAAGCAAGTAATTATGGTAAAGTAGCTGGGAATATAAGAGATTCACTTATGTTAGTATATGGTGCTAATAATATAACACTTACTACAGATGGAGATTTTAAAGTAGTATTTAGGCATCAATGTGAAATGAATTTATGTTAGGTTGTCGATAAAAAGGAGTTTATAAGTATGAAAGAAAAAACTATAAAGACAATAGAAAAAGAGATTAGTTTTGAAAAAAATCAGGAGAAGATACAAATAACTGTAAAATTAATGAATATTAGTGATAATTTTAAAATAAAAGATTTCCTTGAAATAATGTTCAAGGAAATTAATGAAAGTTTATTTTAATTGATTAACTTTATTATTTAAGTCTATTAAAGTTTCAAATTGATTAGGATTTGAAAGCATATTAGAAAGAAATTCTAACATAGCAATTTCAGGAGTTTTAGCTTTCATAGATGTATCTACTAATTTGTCAGCTAATACAGAAATACTAGAAGAATCAGCTTGATGAAGTGATAACTTGGAATTTAATAGTGCAATATTATCTTGGATTTTAAATAGTTCTTCTAAAATTTGTGAGTTAAAGTTATCATTTTTAATATTATTAGTAGAGTTATCTTGGTTAAATTCTATAGAATTTATTGTTTTAATTAATCGATCTTTTAACGAATCAACTAAATCTAAGTCGGTTAAATCGTAATCAAAAGCTCTAATTGATGAAACATCAAATGGTAGAGTAACTGATTTGTCTTTTAGATGTATAATTGGTTTGCCTAATGCACTCCTATAACCAATTTCATAAAAGGCATTTGGATTATGATCTGTTAAATCGGCAATAACTAAATCAGCAGATTTTAAATAATCTAAAATAGTTTCTGTTAGGCAATCATTGCGATTAAGTTCATCAACTCTTACACATTCAAAATCAGTTTCAGAACAAACAGGTTTAATAATATGTTTAAGTAACTGGTCAGATCTTTTGCGAGTGTCACTACCATCATTTCCTATAGGGCATACAACAAAACAAGTTTTCATTTTTTCACAACCTTTAATTATTATTTTAGCAAAAGCTAATTAATTATATTTTACAAAAAATATAAAAATAAGACAAGATATAACATAATATATAATTTAATTATAAATTTACTAAAATTTAAAGGGGGAACTAATGGCAATATTATATAAATGTAGAAGACGTGGCTGTATGAAACTTGCAGAGGAAGATAGTAAGTATTGTTCTTTACATAAAGATATAGAACTTCAAAGATACAAAGAGTATAAGAGAAATAAAAGAAATGATAAAGAGTATAAGAAAGTAAATGACTTTTATAATACTAAAGAATGGACTAGACTTAGAGATTTGATGAGAAGTGAATATCTAGGAATGTGCGTTGTATGCTGGGCTAAAGATAAGATAGAAATGCTACATACTATTCATCACGTAGAAGAAGTAAGAGATAACTTTGATAGGAGACTAGATGCAAGTAACTTAATAGGGTTATGTAGTAGTTGCCATAAGAGAGTCCATGACGAATATAAAAAAGGAGTACAACAAAAGAAGAATATGCAAAAGATATTATTTGGATTGATTAGAAAGTTTGGAGAAGAGTTTAAAAGAAACACGGGGGGGGTATAAAAAATTTTGTGAGGTGTCTTCCAAAGTTCGACCCTAACCTTTTACGAGTTTTTTTCTAACTTTTTGAGTACCGGGGGTAGTAAGCAGATGAAAGGAAGTGATTAAACTATGGCTAAAAAAATACAATGTCCTTCTTATTTGGATGATGTAGCTAAAAAAGAGTGGAAAAGAATATTAAAAGTTATTGAAAGTGAAAATATAGAATTCAATGCAAAAGATTTAAAAGTATTAGAAGGTTACTGTACAAATTACTCTAATTGGTTGATGTTTGAAGAAAAAGCAAAAGAGGCAGGATATTTAATCTTTAGTCCTAATGGTTATCCTCAGCAACATCCTTATTGCCAATTAGCTAAAAATGCTCAGACTCAATATTTAAATTTCATGAAGGAACTAGGTTTAACACCAGCTTCTAGGGCAAGAATTAATAAAAATAAGAACATATCAACCACTGATGGATATTCCGAAGAAGATAAGGAAATGGAAGTGATGTTTAATGATTGATGAAGGGTTATTAGACAAGCTTATAGAAGAAAATAAAATTAAGCAATCCTTTAAATTAGATGAAATAAATCGAGAATTACAAGAAAAGTGGGACGATGATAAATATTATTTTGATGTCAAAGAGTCGGAAAAAATATTTAAGTACATAAGTTTATTGAAAAATGATAAAGGTACTTCGAGAAAATTTACTATATTGAGATTTCAGTTCGAAATTATAGCTGAAATATTATGTGTAAAAAAAAGAAAAGATAATCTTAGAAGATTTAGAGAAGCTCATATCAATGTTGGGCGTAAAAACTCTAAGTCTTTTTTAGTTGGAATAATAATGAGTTATTTGTATTTTCATCAAAAAAATATATTTGGTGCTTTATTTATAATAACAGGAAATACAACTAAACAAGCTAGTGAATTATTCAATACATTTAAAGCGTTTGTCAACTCCAATAAAGCTCTACAAAGGAGATGTAAGATAACAGATTCTAAGAAAGAAATTATTAGAAAAGACAATAATAATAAGTTAATTGTTTTAAGTAATGATGGTGGAGGAGCAGACTCTTATTCTGTATATAGTTTTGCATGTGATGAAATCCATGAGTACAGAAGTGACGAGATATACGGTAAATTAAAAACTGGTAGTGGACAATGGGACGAACCTTTAGCCATTACATTGACTACTGCATCATCTGGAGAAGATCCTAACAATTTAGAAATGCAATTATATACAGCTAGTAAGTCTATAGAAGAAGGAAAAGGGAACGATGAAACCTTTTATTATAAAATTTATGAAGCTGACAAGGATTGCAAGATAGATGATGTGGCACAATGGTTCAAAGCAAATCCAGCCTTAGGTTTATTTAGAAAGGTAGACGATATTATAAATCTATGTAGACGTGTGGAGTTGATGCCTTTACAAGAAAATATGTTCAGGAGAATGTTTTTAAATCTACATGTTGCAACAGATCACATAAAGAATGCTATAAACATGGATCTATGGGAAGAAGCTATAGAAGATATAAAAATAGAGGACTTTAAAGGGTATAAATGTTGGGGAGGTTTAGATTTATCTTCTAATAAGGATATTACAGCATTTGTTTTGGTATTTTATAAAGAAGAAACAGATAAATATTACATATTTCCATTCTTATTTACTGCTAAAGATACAGTAGTAGAAAGAGAGCAAAAAGAAAATAATCCTTATTCTGATTGGATAAGAAAAGGTGATTTAATAGCTCATGACGGTAAATATATCAGATTTAATGATATGTTGGATAAAATGATAAAACTAAAAGAGGATTATGATATTGAAAGAATTGGCTTTGATAGATTTGGAAGTCCAACTATTCTTAATGTTTTAGAAAATGAATTTGATGTTGAACCATTGGGACAAGGGACAGCAACAATGACTATGTTTATAAATAGCTTTGAGAACCTATTGATAGATGGAAGATTGGTTATTGCTAAAAATGACTTATTCACATTTATGGCAAAGAATTGTGTTGCAGTTTATAATGAACAGCTTGATTGCAAATATAGTAAGAAGAAAAGTAAATTTAAAATTGATGGAATAATTGCTATGTTGATGGCTTTAGGATTAGCTGTAGATGAGTGTGATATAGAATATTATAATCCATTAGAAGCATTAGATAAATTAGATTGGGATTAAAGGGTGGAGGTGAAAGTATGAAAGAAAAGTTTAAATGTAAAATAGAAAAATTAAAAAAAGAAGTTAATTCCTTTAAAGATAAGATATTAAAAACTACAAAAACTAAAATATTTTGGTGCGAAGTGCTAATAATTACAGCTATATGTTCATTTATAGTTACTAACTTTTTATTAAATTTCTTTATTGGAATGTATTTATTATCACTACTTTTATTCTCAATAGGATTATTTATTTGGAAATATTTATAAGAAAGGTGGTGAGATTAAATGTTTTTGGACAAAATAGAGAAGAGAAGTACAGTAAGTAATGAAACAAATTGGACTTCTTGGATAAAAGGCGAAGATGACTATACAGAAGCAGATAGCACATATTATAAATGCATTAATTTATTTGCAGAAAATGTAGCTAAATTACCTATTATAACAAAAATATCAACAGAAATGGGTGATGTAGATGCAAATAAATTCTATTTATATGAGAAGTTGAGACTTAGGCCTAATGATTCAATGAGTGCATTCGAAACAATTAAAGCACTTGTATTAATGACTAAACATTATGGAAGTGCTGGATTATATATAGATAGAGATAGTAAAGGAGTTGTTAAAGGTCTTTATCCAGTTAAAATAAACGGATTTACTATTGATGATGTGGGATTAATTAAATCTACTAAGAAAAATAAGGTTTTAGTTGACTTTACATGTGTAGATGTACAAGGAACTTGCTTTGAAAAAGACATTATAATTCTTAGAGATAACAGTATAAATGGAGTGGACTATAAGAGAACTAGATCTTATATAAGAGATAGCATAAACACTAATATTAAAGCACAGAAATATCAGTCTCAGTTATTTGCAAATGGCTTGACAAACAAAATGGTGGTGCAATATGCTTCAGATGTAAAAGATGAAAAAGAATTGAAGAAAACACAAGCTAAGTTTGATAGGATGTATTCAAACAATGGAAGAGTTTTTACTGTACCAGCTGGATATAATGTATCAGCTATGAATTTATCCTTAGCAGATAGTCAATTTGCAGAATTAAAGATAATTGGTAAGCAAGATATAACAAGTGCTATTGGGGTACCTTATAGTTTATTAGAAAAAGGTTCATTAACAGAAGAAGAAACAATTGCGTTTTTAAGTAATGCCATTATTCCAATTATAACTGCATTAGAGCAAGAAATGGATTGGAAGTTGCTTACTAAAGCAGATAGGGAAAAAGGTTATAAAATTAGATTTAATGTAAATGCAATGCTTAGAACAAGTCCATTAATCCAAAGTCAGATTATTGATACATATTTAAAAGATGGTGCATATACACCAAATGATGCTAAACGTATTTTAGGAGTACCTTTAGTTAAGGGTGGAGATACAGTCTTATTACCTAGTGGACAAATTACTCTTGAAAGTCTAATAAATGGAAATGCTACATGGCAAAAAGATACTAAAGAAGAAATAGTAATCGAGGATAAATAACATAATTACAGCGATATTTTGGTGTGAAATGTAACTATTTATAAGAGAGGTGGTGAATAAATGGATAGAGAAATAAGGCTATTAGCTAACAATCTTGAATTAAGGGAAGTTGGAGATGAAAAAGAAGTACATTTACAAGGTTATGCACTTACTTTTGATACAATTTCAGAAGATTTAGGATTTAGAGAAACTATTAGAAAAGGTGCTTTAAACAACTGTAATATGGATAATGTTGTGCTTAATTTTAATCACGACATGAATAAACCTTTAGCAAGAAACAATAAATCTATAGGAAAAGGCTCTTTAACATTAACAGTTGATGAAAAAGGATTATTTTTTGATGCAATACCTACAAATACCTCATATGCTAGAGATTTATTAGAGAATATGAAAGAAGGCTTAATAGGTAAATGTAGTTTTGCATTTAGTTTAGACTACAGTGATTCTGAGGCTCAATCATGGGATTGGGATGATGGTATAAGAGGTTATGACTTTAGAACTATAAATAAAATAGAAAGGCTCTATGATGTATCTATTGTTACTAACCCAGCTTACGAAAGTACAAGTTGTACAAGTTATCAGCGTGCTAAAGATGAAGCTAAGGAAGAACTTAGAAAGGCCAAAGAACAAAGAGAATTAGATTTGATAAAAATAGAATTAGAGCTAATGTAAGTTAGTTCTTTTTTTATGCAATTAATTAAGGAAAGGAATGATGAAAAAATGACAATAAATGAATTAAAACAAGCTATAGAAGATAAGAAAGCTGAGGCTAGAGGTTTTACAAATGCTAAAGACTTAGAAGGGGCTAAGAAAGCAATGGAAGAGTTAAGAGCATTACAAGATACTTTGAAAATTGAAGAAGAATTAGAACAATCTGAAATTAGAGATTTGGAAAAACAAAAAGAAATAAGAAAGGATGATGAAAATATGACAAAAGTAAATGAAATGAGATCAATAGTAAAGAAAATGATGGGTAAAGAGTTAACACCAGAAGAAAGAGCAACAATTAAGACTTCAGATAATGGTGCTGTAATACCTAAACAATTTATTAATCAATTACAAGAAATTAAGAAAGGATTTGGTTCTTTAAAGGGATATACGGATGTAATTCCAGTTACAAAAGATGAGGGTACTATTCCAGTTGTAGATTTAGATCAAAATACACTACCAGAAGTTGCCGAAGGAGATAATATTATAGATGGTACTTTAGTAACTACTGATTTACCTTTTAAATGCAAGAAGCATGGATTAATTCAAACATTAACATCTGAATTAGTAGATGATGCAGAAATTGAAATCGAAGGATTAGTTAATAAAAATTTCGCTGAAATCGTAACAGTTGCAGAAAATACTAAGATTATGAATGTTCTAAAGAATAATGCTGTTTCTACTGAAGGAACTACATATGAAGATATTCAATTAGCTATAGATAAATCATTGCCTTCAATTAAAGCTGGATTAGCTACATATACAAATACCAGTGGATATGCTTACTTAAAGAACTTAAAAGATTCTCAAAAGAGACCATTAAATTTGGTAACGGAAATGAATGGAAAATATTATTTTCATGGAAAGGAATTAGTAGTTGTCGATGACTCTTTATTAGCTCCTGCAGAAGAAAAGAGTTATGTGTTTATTGTTGCTAATGCAAAAGAAGCAGTTAAGTTTATAGATAGAAAGGCTGTTGCTATTGCAAGAAGTATAGAAGCTGGATTTAGAGATGATACTGTTAAAGTAAGAATTCTTGAAAGATTTGATGTTATTAAGGGTTCTACTAGATCTATAAAGAAAATAGAATTTTAATTTTACATATAAGGGTATAGGTATATAGTATTTATACCCTTACCCTAATATAGAAAGGGGTGAATTAAATGACAATAGAACAACAAATTACTTTAGATGAAATTAAAACTTACTTAAATATAGACTTGGAAGATACTTACTATGATGAAATGTTAACAGAATATATAACATCTTCGTTGGCTTATATCGTTAAAATGGTTGGAGAAAATTGGATTAATGATAAATATTGCTTAAAACTGGCTAAAATACTTCAAAAAAAGTTTATAGCAGATTTATTTGATAATAGAGCTACAGAAATATCTAACTCAACAAAAAGAGATATTATGGTAAGTTCTATTTTAGAAACTTTAAGTATGGCAGGTGAATAATATGGCAGATTTTAAGATAAATCCAAGCGAATTTAGACATCCAATTACTATTGAACGTTATCAGAAATTTAAGGATGAAGATAACATTTTAAGAGAACAATGGTCAAAGCTATGTAATGCTAGAGCTAAAATATTATGGACTAGAGGTAGTGAATATATTGAAGCTTATGGAACTAATAGTGAGGTTGAAGCTACTTTCTATATTAGATTTAACTATAAGAGTATTAATTCTAAGGATAGATTAGTATATAAAGGAGAAGCTTATGATATTATCTATGTAAATAATGTTCAAGAAGCTAATAAATATTACGAAATCAAGGCTAAGAAGGTGAATTAAATGAATGAAAAAGAATTTTTACAATGGTGCTGCAAAACACTACAAAATAATAAAGCATTACTTAGCACTACTTTATTCGATGGAATGTACTATGAATGCACATACAATGGAGATAAAAAAGAAATGTATGTAGATGTTTATAAAAAATGGGAAAATTATAAGGTTGAGTTAAATGGCCATAGAGTTTAGTGGATTTGATGAACTTGTAAATGACTTAAATAATTTAGGTACAATAGGTAATAAAATAGGTAGGCAAGCAGTTGAAGAAGGCGCAAAAATTGTGCTAGAACAACAGAAAAAAGATGCTCCAAGAGATGTAAATGATAGTAATCATGGAGCTGATAAACTTGATATAACAGAAATAAAGAAATATTCTAAATCAGGAACTGTAGTTGGTAAGGTTGGAATTTCAGCAGAAAATTGGGAAGAATGTAAGCATCTTTATTTCCAAAACTACGGGTATGAGCTATGGAAAAATGGAAAGATGGTTAATACTCATGTAGGTTGGATAGATGATTCATTTAAAAAATGTAAAGACAAAGCAACAGAGAAGATGATTGAAATAGCAAAACAAGAAATTGATAAGATATTATAGGTGGTTTAAATGAATGAAGTAATAGATAAGCTACAAGAGGAGTTAGGAATTGAATTCTATTATATTAGTAGAGATGAAGGTAAAGTTCCTTGCGTAGTTTACAATTATAAAAAAGAATTAAATATAAGTGATATGCAAAAGGAGTCAGCTATTTATGACTTCTATTTTATTTTAATAATAAATACAAAAGCAAATGATACAGTAGAGAAATTTGAAGAAGTTTTAGTAAATAATCTTTTTAGAAATGTAAATGTAAATCAATCTACAAAGACTAAAGATGGTTATACTCAGATTTCTATAACTGGAAGTAAAAATATATAAAAAGAAAGGAAGTAGATAATATGGCAAGAGAATTAGGCGTGAGAAAATTAACTGCATTTAAATTAGAATCTATTGGTACATATGGAAATGCTATTCCATTAAAGAATTGTGTATCTTTAAATACAACAAATAATTATAAGGAGAGAGAATATTATAGTGATTGTACTACAGAACATTCATCTGCAACTTTACAAAATGTAGATGTAGAAATTGAAATGTCAAGTGCAATGGGATTAAAACTTTTAGCTGAATTAACAGGGTTAGAATATTCTAATGGAAAAATGGCTGGAATTGTAGGTGCAGTAGTTCCTCAATTTGCTCTAGCTTATGAGGTTTTAATGGATGATAATACTACAAGAAGAAGAGTCCTTTATAATTGCAATTTAAGAAAAGAAGAACAAACAAATGAAACTGAATCCGAAGGAGAAGTATGGAACTTTGTAGGTAAAGCTTTACCGGTAGAAATCGAAGGCGAACAATACGTTGATTTATGGATGTCTGAATCAGAGATCAACGCAATAGTTGAACCAGAAACAAAGGCTAAATATGTAACTGAGTATGGTAAGTTCTTTACTTCAGTTATTATGCCAGGAGAACCTGCAGTAGCTTAACAATAAATAGGGTAGGTAGAAATATCTACTCTTTAATTCACAATAGAAAGGAATTGATATAAATGGAAATAATTAATTTAGCTAATAGAAAAGAAGTGGAAATATGTATAAATGGAACAGAGTGTGTTATGTCTTTAGCTTTAAAGAATATATCCCATTTTCAAGAATCTAACAAGATAGGATTACAACAAGCTTTAGAAAAGATGCAATCAGGAGATTTAGAGATGATATTAAAATTAATATATAGTATGGTATCGAATAAAAAATCAGGTAAAGTGATGGGAAAAAAGTTCTTTAAAGATTTTGATGAGTTATCTATTGTTGAAGCACTAAGTCCAATAGTTACAGAATTACTTAATAAGGATATGCCAGAAGCAAAAAATGAAACTGAAAAAAAGTAACTAAAGGTAAAGGTCAAGATTATGTAGATATAGATAACATACTGTATATGGGCAGATCTTTACTTAAAATGAGCAATGAAGAGATATATGAATCTAGTTTAAGATTTATCTTTAAACAACTAGATATACATGTAGAAGTAAATAAAGAAGCTAATAAAAGAAGTAAAACAAAAGGATATAAAAACAATAATACTTCTAAAGAAGAGACTAAATTAAAAGTATTAGATTAAAGGGATATAATATAAGGGATTTTACACGTGTTCCTTTATGTTATATCCCTTTTTTTTATAAATGAAAGGAGGAAATATATGGCAGATGAAAAACAGTTAGTAGTTAATCTTGCACTAAAGTCAGGAACTATGAAACAACAAATTAATACTATCAATAAAGAAATAAAGCAAATTCAGACAGAATTTAAAAATGCTGGTGCTGGTGTAGAGGATTTTGAAAAAACATCTGAAGGACTATTAGCAAAATTAAAATTACAACAATCTGTAGTAGAAAAACTTAAAGATAAATTATCGGTATATAAGCAAGAGCAAGAGAAATGTACTAAGACATTA